TTTTTGTTTTTTTGTTTTGTTTGGCGGTTCTGGTATCCTTTCGGGCAGTTCCTATTGTGTGCAACATTCGTTAGGCTCTAAGCGAGGTGTCTAACTAGCTTTGCGGTTTCAAATTATATACTACTTTTAAGCACCCATACGACGGCGTGTTAATTCATCAATCTTTTTCTTATACTCTTTATCGGTTGCAGCCATTAGATTGCCCCATTGGTCTTTCTTCAATAGTGCTTCGGCATACTCTTGGTCACTCATAGATGGAGTATTAATCGTTTGTTCATTGGCAGGCTTGCTACCTTTTGACTTATTGATAAAGAACTCCATTGCTTCAATAGCATCTGCTGTGGTTGCCATATTTACCAATTTTGGTACGAACTCTTGCGGGACATTTGCGTTAATCCAATCTTGGACGTGTGTGATTCTTTCTTTGCCGTGTTCGCCTAATTGTTCAAGTTGAGCTTGTTGAAACGCTTGTTGTTGTTTCTCTTGGTGTTCGATGTACTTAGAGGCGAGTTCCGTGTAGGCTTCGTTGTTCATATTATGTGTTCGACCTACTTCTGCCAAAATCCCTGCGAGTCCTTCATCAATGTTTTTAGATGCAAGCTCAGGAGGTAGTTCGTATTGTTCAGGCGCACCCGTAAAGCCACCTAATCTTTTAGAAGCGTCTTTGTACGCTCGTGCTTGTTGTTCGATAGACTTGTACTTATCTGCCATAAACCACTCTGGCAGGTCTCCATTTCCAGCTACACCCTCAAAATCATCTCTTGGCTCACTAAAGTACCATTTAGGCGACTCTGTGTTGGATGTTTCAGTTTGTGTTTCGGTCTGGGCTGTTCCTGTGGTTGCATTTGGGTCTAACATTTAGTTTCCTTTTGATAGTTCGATTTGTCCTAAAATAGCTTTGACAACGGATGCTCTACCTTGTTTGATACCTGCGGAAAACTGCGTGTCGTTTGCCACTACAATATCAATCATTAAATAGCGTCTAACCATTGCGTCAAGCACCTCTTTACCATCTTCTGTGCTAAACACTCTCTCAACTCGACGTGCAAATTCCATACGTTCGTCGAAAGCTTGTTTATTATCGTTCACGTCAAGGTCTTTCCAACCTTTTATATCTGCTAACCTTGTAATGGCACACCTCCCTGTGGTTGCATTGCTTGTTGTTGCTGAACAGCACTAGCGAGTTGCTCTTTCATCTGTTCTAGTTCTAACTCATCTTTGTAAAGTGTTTTATCAATACCCATCTTCTTAGCGAGATTACCAGGTATCTTTTCCACGTTGATGCTCATAGCCATTACTTCTGGTCCTAACGACCCCAAGTATGATAGCCATTCCATTGTGTTTTTGACTTCCTCGTTACCTTGCATACGACTAAATGGACTTGTGAACTTAATCGTAATCTCTTTACCGTCCACTTTCATCGGTGGGATTTTACCCGCTTTGGCGAGGATGTCGATTGACTTCTTTAACACCTTCTCTGTGAACTCGGTTTGTAATCTACCAAATGCACTCGAGGTTGATTGGAAGATGTCAGCGTTTCTAGCAGCTATCTCGGTTGCTGAACGAATTGGCGTGTCTTGTATCTGCCCGAATGGGTTAGCCATAAACACTTCGTTAATGGTTTGTTTTAGTTGCTCCATTCTATTCTCTGCTAAAGTGTAGCCATTTGCAACAGGTAACGGTCTAATGGTTGGATTGGCACTATCGTTTGAGCTTACGGGAATAATTGTACCAGGCTTTAACGTAACGTTGTAAGGGTTAAATCCTCCATCGTCCACCGCTGTGAAGATTGGCATTGAGTTAATACCATCAGCTCTTAGTGCGTTCTCCATCATCTTGTTAAGGGTTTTAATATCTTCCAACACTCTTAATGCTCTACCATATCCAAGCACATCGCCTGGTCTTACGCTTTCCCTGAATACTACGAATGGGCTTGTGTCCATCTTCTCTTCGTACATTATAGACTTGTCCGCATCACTTATCACGACCATCGTATAGTTATACTTGTCCTCGTCATAAACAATACCCTCATAGACTTTAGTCTTAAAGAGTTGGTCGCTATCAGCTTTTTCTTTAAGTGATTGAGGTATTTTAGCGTTTGACCATAGTTTATTTATATCAGACACTTTAACCTCAAACTCTCTAAATACTGTTTCAACTTGTCCACTTGCGCATTTCTCTGGGATAATGTCGTTAATTGGGATTGCCCTAAAGTTTAGAATAGATGCACTTCTAGGGTTGAAGTTCTCTTCAACTATCATCGCACCCGTTGAGATTCCACAATCCAATATCGCTTCGTGTGATGCGGTGTAGAAGTTAGAATGATTGATGTGGTCAAAGAGTATGTCCGTGACTTTATCTAACAACTCTTGCATTTCTCCACGCTTCTCTTCGGGTATTTCACTTCCACTCTCTAAGATACTCCACTTATCCCAAGCAGGCGTAAGGAGTGATTGCGCTCGTGTAGCAAACTTTTCTAGTGCGATTTTAGCCACACTTGAATAGATTACGCCCTTCTCGGTCACGTTGGTTTTGTTTTGTAAGGTATCTCTTAGAGGTAAGCAGTATTTATACGCCTCTTGGAGTTCGCCTTCTCTTTCCGCTTTCTCTTCCTTCGCTTTCTTGATTCTCTTTAATAGGCTCTGAACTTCCATTGTGTACCTCACATTTACATTTAAAATCTTCTGACGTGTAGTTTACGCCAGGATGATATTGTTTTACATCCCAACATTTACTACATCGTCCCGTAGTAAAGTTATCAAACTTCATCTTTACGCTCCTAGCTTAGTCTTTAAGCCCTCTTCGCCACCACTAATCAATAGTGAACGACCACGTCTAGCACGATTCATCCCTGCGATGCGTGATTCTTCTTTAGCTTTTAGAGTAGTAAGTTCCTCTGTTTGAGCTTTTTCTAACTCGGCTTGTGCAGCAGTTTGTCCGCTTGAACCGCCCTTATAACATGTGATGTAATCCATTTGGCATCCTTTCGTATGTTTTAAATATTTCAATGCCAAACTTACTAATAATCTTTGAAGATTGAGTTAGAAGAGAAGCATTGCACTGTATAATTATATCTTCTCTATCAGCGTAGCTTAACATCGTGTTTCTCATGAGTATAACCGCTCTTGAATTGCGATACTTTGGTTTTATATAAGCACACTCAAACTTGTAGAATGGCTCAACGATTCCACCCATATCATCATAGAAGCACATCATAAACCCTACCACCTCATCTTGATGGACCGTAACGAGGATGTCAAAGTTTAGCTTCACCCAGAATGCTACGTTCTTCTCAAATGCTTCACGTCCGTTGAATGTTCTATGTGGGTAAACTTCTTTACACATTGCCTCGTACATATCCACTACGGTGTCAAAGTCTTGTGGTTGCATCTCACGGATTATCAATATAAACTCCCTAGCTTGAACTCTTGCGCCATTGGCTTCACTTCGTTTGAATATTGTCGCTTAAATGATAGTGGGAACTTTTTGTAGGTCAGGTATCCAAGCGCATCTATTCCGTTATTGTCGTGTCCGTTCTTCTTATCAGGTAGCCCCGTTGATTCATCGTAGGCTTGTTGTTCAAGTGCTTTGGTAAGCTTTGGACACTTTATGGTGTTAATAAATAATCTTCGCTCGTTGTTGGCGTTCTTAAATAGCGTGTTCATTGTGTTTACTCTGTCCATAATGCGAGGATTGGTTGTATCGACCATCACCGTAAACCCTGCTTGCTTCAATAGTTTAATGTCTGTTGTGGAGGCTTGTACACTCTTTCTACTATCTCCTGCGGCATCAGGATAGACAAACACTTTACGTTTGTAATACTTTTGCTCTAAGGCTTCCACTAGCGCAGGCGTGTCAAATACTCCTATCAACTCATCCACTGCGTAGCACTTCAAGTCTTTTAATAGACACGATACTGCGCTCATCGCTCCTACGTTAAAGTCTATTCCGATATGAATATCACTCAGCCCGTCATCTTGTATCATTGTATCGTTAAGCGTTCTATCAAATTGCGTGTAAACAGTTCCACTTGTAAGGTTGGTGAACTCTCCATTTAGGTATGCTTCTATAAGCTCAGGAGGGTATTGCGCTCTCATAGTGTCGATGTAGGATTGTGGGAGATAGTGGTTATCAGTTGTTCTAGCTTTAATTAGCTTCTTGTCTTTGTTGTCATCTTCTATAAATATTTTGTACATAGCTTTAAAGCCCTCTGGCGTACTCACTATGACCATTTGTCTTACATTCCCCACCCTTATCCTTCCTAAGAGTTTTAAATAGGCGTTAAAAGCTAGTTCTGTCTTTGCAGTATCGAACTCATCCATAATAACCCAAGCGGCGTTGATACCGATTAATCTATCGTAGCTCTCCATTGACTTACAAATGATTCTTGTTTCTTTAGCGTTGATGTTGCAATAAAAGATGTTCTCACCAGACTTATAGGTGTATTGGATGTTAAAAAAGTCTAGTGCTGTTTTTAGCTCAGGAATTAGAATTTGTTGGAGTAGTGGGAAGTTCGGCTCTGTTACTATGCCATCGTTCCCCTCGTTGAGTAGTGCTAGTTTAACAGCTTTACGAGCAACTGCAAAAGTCTTTCCTGCACCGTAACCGCTTACCATTCCAAGTATAGGTGTAGTTTCATCTCTTAGTAGTTCAAATTGATGCGGTAAAAGTTTAAGTGTTTTAGCTTCGCTCATGAGTGTCCTCGATTATGTTTACGATGGTTTGTGAGGATGATGTGGCTTGTGCAGTTACTTCCATTCGTGGTGCGTGTCGCTGAGATATTCCAAGCGTGTCTGTTACGGTCTGCATTCCTCTTGCCAACGACACCAAATCACTTGCTGATGCATCATCTGTTATCTTTAAAGCTCTGTTGAATATTTTACTACTAAGAGCCACCATTGCTTGTTTAAATTGTGGGTGTTTATCTTGAATGATGTCTAGAGTTCTTTGTGTTAAATCAGGGCGTTTGTCTTTTAGTTGACTTACTTGTTGACTAACTTCGTCAAAACCCTTTATTATCGCATTTGCCTCTTGACTTACAACAAGTGGATTTCTTATTAAATGTTTATTAATTGCATCATATGGTACATCGTATTTCTTATGTACGCTTTCGTGAGGCAGACCAGCTTCAATATCTAGGCGTATGTTTACCCAATCATACTTAGATGGTCTTGCCATTTTTGTATGCCTCCCAAGATACCTCTTTGCCATTTATCTTGATTGTGTCTATTGATGTGTAATCGCACCAGCGTTGGATTATTACTTGGGCATATTTTGGGTCGAACTCCATCATTCTGCAATATCTTGTTAATGTTTCACTCGCTATCAATGTGCTTCCACTTCCACCGAATAAGTCAAGAACCATCTCTTTTGCATTGCTTGAATTGTGAATAGCTCTTTCAGGAAGCTCAACTGGCTTTTGTGTTGGATGAAGTGTATTTTTTTGTTCTCTCTTTAGCTCCCAAATTGTTTTCTCATTTGTAGCTCCATACCAATGGATTGATTTTCCATCTTTATGGCAATAAATACAAGGCTCATAGTTTGGAATATACTGTGCCATAAACGCACCTAGTCCGCTATTTATTTTATACCATCCAATAATTGCTCTAACTTTTAGTGGAAGTCTTGCG